CATTGGCCGTCAAAGATTCGCACAATCATCACCCGATTTTGGACATCAACAATGGCAGTTGATAGTAGAACAATGGCAAACAATAAACGAACTTTGGAATTCATAAAAATATGGGAACTTCTTTAACGGGCTTAACGCCCTCGACAACATACGATGCCTTGATTAAGGTAGGCGATAATGGACCGCTAAGTGCAACGGCAAAAGTATTGAGTGATGGCTTAGGCAATGATTCGGTGTTGGCTTTGTCAACTACTGCGGTAGGTATAGGAACAAATGCACCTGGTTCAATTTTGGATATCAATATACCAAATACCATCAATACTGATTTAATAAGATTCAGTAATTCGGCAGGTGGAAGTGGAGATATTGCAAAATTTCAATACGGCCCATCGGGTCAATTCATCTTAAATTTACTTACAAACGCTTCCGCAAATAGACCATTCGGTATTCTGAACGGAAATGTAGGTATAGGAACGACTACGCCTAGTGACCCATTAGTTGTATCTTCTACTTATAGAGATTATACATCAGCAGAATTCTCAACCTTTTTACAATCTACTACCGCACAAAGTGTGGGTCGTGGCGGGTCTATTGGTTTCGGCGGTGAAACGGGTGGAGGCATTACTTCTTTTGGTGCAATTATTGGCGTAAAGGAAAATAGCGTATTTGCAGAAACGGGTGGATATTTAGGACTTATGAGTCGTTCAAATGCGGGTCCTATTACTGAAAAAGCCCGTATTACTTCCGATGGGTATTTGCGTATGCTAAGTGGAACGGGTGGAATACAATTCAACGGAGACACCGCAGCCGCTAACGCTTTGGATGATTATGAGGAGGGGACTTGGACGATGGGTGTTGCGTTTGGTGGTGCGTCTGTTGGTGTGACTTATTCAACTCAAGGAGGAACATATACCAAGATAGGTAGGCAAGTTACCGTGAACGGATTTATCATACTATCAAGCAAAGGAAGTTCAAGTGGTGGCGTAGATATTACGGGATTGCCCTTTACGAGTGGGAACAATACGGGAAACAATACCTCCGCAAGTCTTTGGCTTTTTAATGTAAGTTTTGCAAATCAATTTCAAGCCATTGGCAACCAAAACGCAACGACTATTACATTATATGAAACAACCGAAGCGGGTGCAGTTACTGGATTGGAAGATACTAATTTTGCTAATGACTCAAGAATTGCGGTTAACCTCACTTATTTCGTATAACAAATAAAAAATAAAATCATGATAGAAGAAATAATTTACATCAGCGGTTTCAATGTAAACGCTAATGGCACGATTGAAGTTCGTAAAACTACCGATGTAGTAAAAGATGGCGTTGTAATCGCATCAAGTTTTTGGCGTGGTGTATTAGCAGTAAACGACCCAAGTGCCGATGAGGTATTAGGCGTTGACACTTACTATGCAAACATCGCAACTTACACTTGGACAATTTGCCCCGTTCCCGTTGAAGAAGAAGTCGCTACTGAAGAAGTTGCAACTGAAACACCACAAGCATAATGGAACATTTGCAACAACGCTTAGAGCAACTCAAACAACAAGAAGCGGGTTTGTTGATGCAACTTGATGAAATCAAAGTTCTTATCAATGCGTACGAAAATACGATAAAAGAAAAAGAGTAATGACCGCCCCAAAAGTAAAACCAAATGCCTTGCCCATTTCGTTCGACCAATTTAGGAAGAATCCAGTTGCTGCCGTGGCTTTTTGTATGCTTTTGGCTGTTTCTTATCTTTACATGGACCTTCGTTCGGGTTATAAAGAACAGATTGAAAAGGCCAACCAAAAGATAGAAGCGTTGGATGTGAAGATTGACAAACTCACATACGCCCTTAAAAAGTCAGATTCGTGTTTGGCTGCAACCATGACCGAAATCCGCATCATGCAAACAATGAAAAAACTATGAAAAATCTTTTAATCGTATTTAGTGCGTTGTTTATCACTGGTTATGTGTTCACAATCGCCCACGCTAAACCAAGCCCACAGATTGACGAAATAGACGCGTTGCTTAACAAGGTATCAAAAAACCTACAAAGTGCGGGAGAAGTCACCAAAATGGCTCAAACGATGAATGCAAAGATGGTTGAATCAAAGGTTGCAGAAAAAGAAGCGTTAAAAGCGGATGTTGCCAAGGCACAAGCCAAGGCGGAAAAGTATGCAAAGACCATGATGTTCATGGGTGTTGATACGGCCATTGCGGACATGGACACTGTGAGTTTGAACAATATGCTAAAACTAAACGGACTGTAATGGCAAAGGCAACCAACACAACGACATTTCGTGTAAAACCCAAGAAGAAGTTGGGCAGACACACCAAGCACATCAATAAACACAAATCAAAAAAGCCCAGTGTGGGTCAAGGATAATGGACAGATTCAAATCAAATGTAACGGGCATTGTAGCCATCCTAATTTTGACATTGAGTTATGCCATTCTATTTTCAATTATTTTTTGGGATTTCCCAACGGATCAAAAGGACATTTATTTTACCATTGCGGGTGGGGTTACATCCATCGTGACTATGGTTGTATCATTCTATTTTGGGGCAAGTAAAAAACAAGATGAAAATTAAACAAGTACCATTCAGGGCATACAATCGCGAAGCGGTTAAAAAGACCCAGGTGTATTTACACCACACGGCGGGTAATGGAAGCGGTGAACAAACATTCGCATATTGGGAAAAGGTAGCCAATAAGGTTTCAACTTGTGTTGCCATTTCAACCGATGGAACAATTGTACAAGGATTTGGCAGTGAGTATTGGGCGTATCATTTGGGATTGGGTACCAAGCATTTCCAACCTTTGGGATGTCCTTATGTGCCATTGGATAAAACATCAATTGGAATCGAAGTGTGCAACTGGGGGCCAATAACAAAGAAGGGAACAAAGTTTTACAATTATGTGGGTGGTGAAATACCCGCCGACCAAGTAACGGAATTGGGAAAACCATACAAAGGATACAAATTGTGGCATTCATATACGGATGAACAAATCGCATCCATCAAGGATTTGTTGGTGTTATGGTCAACCAAATACGGCATCCCATTGGAATACAACGAAGATATTTGGGCGGTAACTAAACGGGCATTGAAGAATGAACCTGGCGTTTACACACACAATTCAGTTCGCCCAGACAAAGCGGATGTGTACCCATGCCCAAAATTGATTGCCATGTTGCAGTCACTCACAAAGGATTAAGGCCATTCACAAAGAAAAGGGATTTATTTCCCTTTCTTTTTTCATCAAATGTTTTGGAATTTGAAATTTCAAATGTATATTTGTGGAACAATATGACAAACGACATGGATTTAATCTACCTAATCATTTTAACGCCCATCACCATTGCGGTGATGTATGCGTGGCATTGTATCAAACGCAATTCCAAGCGTTTCCAAAACATGGAGGAAGCCAAGCCCTACCAATTTGAACGCGATGAAATTATCCCCGAATTTGATGAGTTCACCCAAATGTTAGTTCAACGCAGAATGTACAAAGGGAGGGCCGACAAATGAAATTCACATTCACAATGCATTTTATCTTCGGTACGGAGATGGAACAATTCGTTGAGTTAGTTCAAAACGATGAAATTTACAAAACCAAAATAACCATCATTGAACGGAAATATGTACAAGCCAATGAAGCATTATCCACTGCAACCCCATTTAGTGGTTATGTAACGATGGAAATGGAAAATCCGACCTGGTTGTATAACATCGGGCAATCGATAGGCATACGACAAAAGTTACCATTTTAATTTTATGACAACATACGAAGCATTAAACGAAGTATTCAGCAAATCAAACAAAGAGTTATCCGAGTTATTGCAAACCAATTATTACACAGTTACCACATGGAAATTTCAATTCAAGCGTAACGGGTTATCAATGGAAAAGCAATTTGAGATTTTACAAAAACTAAATTACAATCTAACAAATCAAATATCATGGAACAAAACAAAAGAAGTGCGGTAACCAATGTAACCGCCAACGGAACCTACAACGGCCAGTATGGTATGTTGTACAAATTTCAAATTTCATTCGCCAACGGAGATGTGGCCGAGTACAACGCGAAAACCCAAAACCAAACCAAATTTGTGGTGGGCCAGGAGGTGGACTATGTGTTAACGGATCGTGAATACCAAGGCACAATTTACTACAAGTGTAAACCCGCCGAGGTTCAACAAAACGCATTTCAAGGTGGCCAAGCACCAAAACCAAAGGATCCCGACACGGGCAAACACATCATGCGTATGAGCGTATTAAAAGTTGCGGGGGATTTGGCCATCAATGGTGATATCAAGTTGCACGAGGTATTGGCATACGCCCAAATCTTTGAACAATATGTTTTGACTGGAACAGATACATTAAGCCAATTCCAACCCATTGCAAAACAGAATTTATTTAAGGCCGATAAAGGTGGGATTGCACAAAACTTTGCAAACGATGCCATCAAGGGAATGGAAAGCGATTTACCTTTTTAACAAATAGATATGACACAACAACAATTATTTGGCCAATTCACGGAGGAGGAGTTGGCCACATTAAAACAAGCATCGGAGATTTTGAACCGATTGTTTCAAGGACACAAACCCAAACAAACCCGTGGTTGGAGGGTACGCCAATCAACCCGTGATTTCATGGAAGATGTACAAAGATTCTATGGCAAAGAATGGGTGTATCGTTACGATGAAGAATTCATCAAGATCCAGGCAAGGCATCAAGTCATCGAGTTATCAAATTGGTTGAAGATGTACGAAAAAGGTGGTTTCATTGATGTGGTTCGCGTTCAAAACACAAACCGAAACATCGTTAAATTTAGATTCGTATGAAACAAATGATTGAAACATTGAGCGATGCAATGTTGGAAGTTGG